TCGAACATGGCCATGCCGGGGTCAGGAATGAAGAGTTTGCGGACATTCGGCAGGGACAAGCCGCCGCCTTCGACTTCCCCGCCCTTCGGGATGTTCTGGCAATTCAGCCCGGAGCCAAAGGCGTTCTTGCTAGAGGCGAACCTGTAAGTCTCAGTCCCACAGATATTGAAAGTGGTACGGATGCGGCCATCTGTGTCCAGCTGAGCTTCCACGAAAGTTGAGTTGAAAACTCCCAGAGAGCGCAGTTCAGAGATTGTGCGGGTGAGGGGCTGAAGTATTGGCTCCCGCATTGCCAGTTTGTGCAAGGCCTCATCATTGGTTGTGGGTGACATGCCGCCTTCTGCGTTCCGCTTGAGCACTTTCTTCTGCGCGAGCTCTTCGTAGAAAAGTTCCTGCATCTGCTTAGGAGAACGGATGTTGACTGGGTGGCCAAGGACTTCCGCCATCCAGGTTTCTCGGGCAGCTCGTGCCTGCAGGAGTTCCTGGGAGAAGGCAGCACGTCTGCGCGTATCCATGCGGATCCCACGATTCATGGTCTTGAGAACACAGGGGGCGAGGGATTGCTGGAAGGCGTTGACAGCTTCGAGCTTAAGGGATTTCACAACCTGTGCCAGGACTTCATGGATTGCAAGAGTACGCAGGGAGTCCGTGCAGTTGTAAATCCAGTACTTGTCCTCACCCTCCCCCTTGGGGCCGTCAGTCCAATTAGTGCGGTCATCCTTCCAGTACAGGTGATCCTCCAGATACATCGAAGAGAGGAAGGCCAGATTTTTCGGGAGGTTGGAGAAGCAGGAATGCTGCTGAATCATTGTATCTTGCACGTCCGGGCAGAGGAAGTGCCAATAGCGATAGATGTACTGCGCATCATAGTTCCAGTTCTGCCCAATGATTTGCACCAGTGACATGAGGCGAATCATGCGGAGTACGAGCTGAGATTCTTCTTCCAGAGTCCAGTAGCCTTCGTCAGAGTGTTGGCACATGAGGGGGATGCAGATGGCCTCTGAGGAACTCCAGGCGAAGGCGATGCAGGCAATGTGCCCTGCACGGGTTTCAATGTCAGCACCGAGTTTGAGCTTGTGGCCAGCGCTGAGAGCGGCTGAGGCAGAGGTGATGAGGGAATCCAGGGTGTCGGCAGCTTGGGAATAACTTGGGCGTATTACAAGTTTGTAATCCGTGCGAGAAACCCGTGGATTGTCCTTGTGCCTGGCCACCCGCTTCAGGTCATGCAGCAGAATCGGGCGCAGATTCCATTGCATATTCAGAAGTGCCGGGGAGATCGTAGGGATAACTTTCAAGTCTGGGATGAGTGTGGAGACCATCACAGACGACCTCCAGTTCATCGCACCCCACTCCCCAGTGAGCGCCCACAGCGCCAAGTCCCCAATGGCACAGACAACATTAGGTTTGAGGGCTAGGAGTTCCTGCCGTAGCCGCTCAATCCCCTCCACTACCTGGGGTAGCACCATCCTGCCGTTGTAATAGACATGGGCTGGAGTAATGTCTTTCTTCTTCAGCGCTACAAGTCCCCCCGTCCTGCCTGAAGGTGCCTTGGAAGTGCATACCATTGTCAGGTAGCAACTCTCCCTTGGAATTCCAGCCTCTCGCATGAGCTTCGTGAGTTCTACCCCAGGCATACCCCGGAATGGCTCTCCTGTAGCGATATCCTGCTCATGCGGAAATTCTCCTACTATTGCTATGGCCGCATTATTCGGCCCGACTGCGCGTATCATAGGGTTGTAGCTCCTGAGTGTGTGTATGAAGGGGGAACCCTCATCAAAGCCGCCAGTTCATCCCCTAACACCTTCCCAGTGGTAACAGGAGGATTTCTGTCAGCTTCCTCCACGTCTTTCAGCCGCTGCAGGCATACTCCATAGTATTCCTTGGAGGCTTCCAGTACCGTCGCTTTGCACTTCTTGGCATGAGCAGCCGGGATGAGTGTGCCAGTGCCTCCGAAGGAATCCAATACCTCATCCCCAGGCCGTACACTTCGCATCAGCAGATTCTCATAGAGTGCAACCGGCTTTTGCGCGCCGTGCTGCAAACCCATGTCAGCTGTTGTAGCAATAATGTCAGGGTAGATTGCTGTGGTCTTTTTATGCCCTTTAATCGCGTACAGGATGCACTCATACTGCCGGCGTGGGCCTTCGTCAGGGAGCGGTACTCTGCCACTGTTGGGTTTTGTGTGCAGGATTGGTGTGCGGAACACATACCAGCCGGCGGCTTGCATCAGCGCCTTCAGTTCATGGAAACGGTCGAAGTCGCAGAAGACATACGCGTGAGCCTGGGGCTTCGTGACGCGGAAACTCTCTGGACACCACCGGCGCATTAGCTCTTGCCAGCTTTCATGGCTGTCCTCATAGTGGTGGCTGTAGTTGGCCAGTCTCCCCTCTCCAGCTTCGCCAAAAGCATCAGCTCCCATTCCATAAGGGGGGTCAGTGAGGATGACATCAAAGCGTTCTGCTGGACATACCCTAAGCCAGTCGAGGCAGTTGACATTGTGGACTTCGTGGACAGAAGCCTGGAAAGTTCTGCCGACTGCCTCCGCCAGCGCAACATTCTTTGCGCTAGTCTCCTGTCGCTTGAGAATTTTGAATGCTTCATCAGTAGTTTTGGCCTTTGCAATTTCAGGATTGTGAAGGTGGTTTGCGACTATAATGTCTTTGCGCACCTGATCCTGGAAGGAGCCATCACTGCGGCCTTTCACCTCCATCGCAGTATCAGCCACTGTGTGGAGCTTCCCAAGGGCTTGGGCTTGCTGAGAGCGGAGCTTGTGGAGCCTGGCCATAGCACTTGCACGTTCCTGCCAGCTTAAGTCTTTGCGGTGGAGGTTTTCTTCCAGTTCCGCTTCCTCCGCTTCCAGTGGAGAGAGCTGCCCCAGTGTGACGTAGGGCACGAAGCCCTCTGGGACTGGCTGACTGTTATAGTGGAACTGGCCTCCCAACATCCACAGGTCAATGATGGCCCGAAGGCGACGCTCACCTGCAACCAGGACAAAGCCTTCGGGAGATTCCCGTACTACCAGTGCATGCATCAGTCCCTTACTGGCAATTGTTGTGCCAAGTTCCGCCAGTGCCTGCGGGTCAAACTCTTGCCGCTGACGGTCTTTGGCAATGATGATTTTATCTACTGCGATTAGCTGCATTGTGGCCTCACTTATGACTGAAGAGGGTGGAGAAAATGCCATGCCTCAATGGCACGGCGCTATAGGTCAAGAATGGCTTAAAACCGGCCATTTTTGAGGGATTTATACGGTAACGGGCATTAACCCATGATGCAATAGGCAATGCGTAGAATGAGGGCAAGTTCTGGAGAATTTGAGATATGTTACTGGTATAAATCATGGGCAAATGCCTTTCATGAAAAAAGGGCCAGAGAGGGAGGAGTAACCCTAACTGGCCCAAGACGCTACAACTACAAATTACAGCAGGGGGTTACAGCTTGGCGACACCTTTGACTTCAGCAAATACCTCACCGTCATTCTGGCCCATGCGGTGCTTTACGCTGACACGGGCAGAGAGGCCAGGCAGCATTGCGAAGGAGAAGGGTTCGTTGGGGCTGTTTTTGCCAACAGCTTCACGCAGGCGGCCCAAGGCTACGTTCTTGCCCTTGGACATATCCAGCGTGCCATCGGCATTCAAATCCAGCATAAGCCCCTGCTTGCAGACGACCTCATCGCGGCCGAGTTCGGCCTTGACCTGCGTATCTTCGATAGACCAGAAGATATCCAAGGCAACGCCAGAGGATGTGCCATCTTTCGATTGCCACTGGCGGGGGGCGATTTTGGAGATGATGGCCATGTATTCACCAACGGGCACAGGCACTGTTTTGGTATCGTTAGCACCAGAGACTGTGGAGTCGAGAAAAGAATTAGCATCAAAAGTCATGATAGAGTTCCTGTAAAGTTAAAGTTAAGGTTAAGGCTGAGAAAAACCCCTCTCGATGGTGCGTGAGAGGGTGAGGCTAGTCTCGCACCCATAGCGGCAGGGTGCAAGAGGAATTGCCACAGTTACGCACATTGACTACAGTGCGCCTCCCCGAGATTTCCACTTCCCTATGATAAGCCGGAAGTCCTGTGGCTGCCCCTGGGCGATGGGGAGATTGCGTGACTTGACGTCAGCGATTGCACTCCCCGTATCCCAGGAAAATTTCGTACCTTCACGAACTGTGAGGATGACGTCAGAGAACATCGGGGGGAGTTTGGGCGCAAGGGCTTTGCCAAGTGTGCTGATCATAATCTTGACACCTCCCAACACAGTATCAGTCTCCCGCTCGACATGCGCAATGAGCACAAAGTGACAGCGGCAGTTGTCTGTCCACATGCGCACAATTTTCTCCACCTGGTCTTGTGCGATGCCCCAGTCTGATTGATTCTTAACTGGCTTGCCTCCGATGACAAGTGACATTGCCGCACGGGCCAGTCCAGCCATACCGTCCACTACCAAAGCACGGGAAGGTTCCCAGGTATCAACACATCCAAACTTCTCCCCTGTACGGTCATCGGGAAAGTCATTCAGCACCGCACACAGAAGAAGGAATTGATTGTGCTTACTGCGATTTGGGTCAGACATTTTAGCAAGGGAATCCAGTGCCATTGTGTTGATCTTTGTCGCGTTGTCCTGAAGTTCGTTGAAACTCGCCTTTGGCGCTGGTAATTGGTGCCAGTGAAGGTTCGGGGGGATCTCCTTTCCACGGTCAGTGAAGTAGCCAAGTAGGGATTCCAGCCCGGACTCCAAGCCCAGATAGAATACCTCAACTCCTGCCTCTACCAGGGAGCCGATGGAGTAAGTTTTGCCAGTACCTGCCGGCCCCATCAGGAGCACATTGACGCCGGGGAGGGCGCTGAGGGCAGCAGGTGGGGTTGTTGATGTTGCAATTGGTTCAGTCATAATTTTTTCCTTTGTTGTAAATAGTTAAGATATTTGTGGTATCTGTAGGTTCTGTACACCTGCCAACCTACCAGCAGTACGGCCACAACCCATAAGACACCGACTGCAGCCCACGAGAACAGCGCGAATTTCAGGCAAACTCCAATAGTAGTCATGGCCACAATCCTCCCTGTTGAAAATAGCCAAAATGTTCAGCGAGATAGCACCTGCACGGCTTCTACTATAGCCCAGATGAACAACACAAGTCTCAAGCAAATAATTACAGTAGCCATAGTAGTACTTTCCTTTCGTGGGGCTGTGGGCCTGCTAACCCGCCAGCAGGACATTTTCCGCATAACTCAGATGGCGCTCAAACTCCCATCGCACCAGCTCTTCAGGGAACAGCTCTGAAAACTCTGCATCCCACAGCAACATCAAGGAGCCGGGAACTGCCCAAGGGTGCTTTGTATGCTTTCGGCAGGGAGTTTCGATGCACCGAAAAGTTCCTGCCATTGAGCCTCCCCCTTCTATCGGGCACCTGGCCCATACTTCTGCACAAATCGGGCAGAAGTATGCATAGGAACGCGGGGCTGCGTATTCCTCATGGATATGGATACCACCACGTTGGCAACTGCCGAAGTAGTGGTTCTCCACAAAGAAATGCTGAGTGTAGGGGAGTGGGGATGGGAGCACAGCCATCTTAACCCCCAAGCATCCCAGAGAGTTCTTCGGAGAGACTCGCAGCCTGTTCCGGGGAAACCCCTCCGGGAAGCTCCGGTGCTGGTGCTTCACCTGCCCCACGCACATGCCCCCAGCTTTCTTCATACTCTTTCACACTGAGTTCCCGACGCGCCAGTGGATCCCAGACCCGCTGCTCGAAGTTCACAGGAAGCCAATCATCTGGCTGTGAACTCTTACAGACAGCCACAAAGGGGCAGCCGCCGTACTCCACACATCCTGCATCGAGAGAGAAGTCCCAGTAGCCTTCCTTCCAGCACTGGATCATCCGCTTTACGTCTCGAAGCACCTGCTGTTCCCATCGCTCTATCTCATACTTGCTGCGATACGTGGGGACTTCCATTGTGTCGTACTTGGTCTTCAGGATGCTCACCCCGCGAACGATGGTTCCTTTTGCCTGAATCCCATGCCTTGCAGCAGCCCATTGATACCCGGTAAACTGTGACCGCATCTCCCACTGCCGTGCGAAGGTAGCCCCAAGGCTGGAAGTGGTCTTTTCATCATAGATGAAGATTCCATCCATGCGCTCAGCGATCTGGTCACTTCGGCCAGTGTAGAGTACAGGGTCGCCTGTGACTGGGTGTGCAATGTCAAGTGGTTCAGCAAAGCTGAACTCAATGCCTTTGTGGCCATTGGCGAAGGTGACTGGTTCCGCTCCGTCTGCCCCCAGGGGGTACATGGAGAAGTAGTATTCCAGCGCTCCACACATGCGCTCTAGAGATTTGGGGGAATCGGGAGGGCAGGGGAAGTCGCCGTAGTGCGCGATAAGAGCTGCAAGGCCGATGCCTTCGGCGTCCTCTGCGCTTCGCCCTTCTACGAAAAACGCCCTGCGAGCGGCCTCGATTCCAGATGCAAAGGCCCCGCCAGCAATAAGATGCACAGAAGGAAAGCGGGATTTCCAGTGTTGCACGTATTGCCGAAAGGCTTTTTGCGGGCAGCTGCGGAAAGCCGACAGGATGGTGCTGTCCAGAGTGTGTGGAAACATGGGGCGGGCGCTGGTGCTGGCGCTGGTCATAGTAGTTCTCCTAGTAGTGCTTCACTGTCAATTGGCTTTGCCTTTGCCCTGGCCGCAGCCTTTCCTTCTCTGGCGGCGCTGCTTCGCATACTGCTTGCAATACGCTCCTGGCGGATAGCTGCGATAGCTTCTCGCATTTCCTCGATTGTGATTGTACCGTCAGCGGCTTTCCGCCGCCATTCCTGAAGTTTGGAAGGGATGATTTCAGTCATTGGAAATGCCTCCACGGCTGACAAAGTGGGAGACCACCCAACTCAGGAAGCGAGCACCGACGGGAAGGTTGCTGTAGCCATCCTCGGCCCTGCGTGGTAGAACTCCGGGCAGGGCATCGAGGATGAGTTGAACATTGTCCAATTCCGCTTTGGCCTCTATCCAGTATTTGTAGTAATTGTCCCTAGTAGTGTTAGCATTACGAAGCTTAGTGTCCAGTTCAGTTATGGCTGCCCGGGCTTCTGCGAGTTCCTGTTGCAGTGTACGAATTTGAATCGAAAGTGCTGGTGCTTTTGCCATGATTTGAGTCTCCAGTTATGAAAGTAAAGGGGTTATTTGCGTGGATTACGATGAGGTAATCCACGCAAATAATCTATAGTGAGTTTCCTCAGTGTACAATCTAAGACAATGATTACTTGGATTCGCCTAGTCAAAGCGCCTGCTGGTAAACAATCCCTGACGCTGTTTTCCCGATTACCATAGTCCGGTCTTGCAGCCAGTCCATTACCTCATCTTCTGTAATGCCGGTTTCAGATACCGAAGGAATTCCGAAGGCCGCAGCAATTACCTCTGGGGCCCCCTCTGCAAAGTCACAGCACAGAGCACTAACATCTAGCTCCATTTCAGCGCCTGTAGCTTTCTCCAGCTCTTCCAGATAGTCAAACAAAACTTCTAGCCCTTCCCAACTGAAATGATTACCTCGTCCAGCATCTTGGAAGGCTTGCCGAAAACTGGATAGTGTTACGGTTGTTTTCATGATTTTCTCCTTTGTTGTTTATGTCTTAGCATCAGGCGTTTGCCTGAAGTCCCGATATGTCTGCTCCATCTCGTCATCCCACGGAAGCAGTGTATGCGTATTGTCACTCATTCCCCACTCTTTGCCGCAGCGTGAGCAGCCAACCTTCCGGCTTGTCGGGCTGAAAACCCGTTGCAGCACGTAGCGATGCCCAAACAGCGCGCAAATTAGTTTTTTAAGCACTTTCATCTTTGTATGTCCATGTTATTCTCCTGTTGTATACACTCCGGGCCATTTCCAGCAACAGGTCTCGGAACTCAGCCGGTGTATGGATTCTCGCAGTGCTGTTAATCCCACCTCCCTTGAACCCTAATTCGCCGATCCGCCTGCATTTTTCCAAGCCGTATTTGTCTATCGCCCACTGCGGAAACACCGCCTCACTTTTTCCCCACAGAAGCTCAGGCAAATCCGTGCCAACTGCATATAACAGGGTTGGCTTTCGCGCATAGTGGCCGTATCGCCCCTGTTCAACGCAACACGTCCACCCACCAAAGTCATCTGCTTTTACCCATCCGCCTGAGCGCGGCGGCACAGCAAGCCCAAAATGTGGCCAGGCATGGCTACCCCACGGATGCTCCAGCACTCCACCAAACTGGCGAACGCTATTTAAAGCCGCGGCAAAGCATCCGCCGTCATCACCTTTTATCTTGCGCTCCCCTGTTCTAGCAATCCATAAAGGCTGCCCGGCCCAGAATTTACCCCACCGCTGACAGGGAGGGTGTGCTACTACTGGATAAGGGCCGTTGTAAAGGCGAGCGTCCTGAACCTCATCCCACGGTTCTACATCATCCAGCCCAAAATAGGCCCCAAAAGTCTCAACGTACAACGCAGCAATCATCTTCATTTCAGTCTCCTTATGCCAGCAACAGCTTCGTTGTCGGCCTTGAACATGCAACATACAGGCACTGAAATGCCTCCTTACGATTCCGGTTTTTCAAGATATCCTGATAATCCACCCAGACCGTTTCATACGTACTCCCCTGTGCTCGATGCACCGTCAGCGCGTATGCGTACTTCACCGCATGGAAGAGTTCCTGATGCTTCCAGAAAGCCTGCCAGAGCTTGGGGGAGGTACGAGCATTCGCTGCCTTCTTCTCTGCATCCTCGTTGAATTGCTGCTGGCTGCTTGGATGCAGCACAAGCAGGCGAATGACCTTATTCTCTTCGCTCCTGCAGGTGAGTTCCTGTGCTGTGTAACCTGGATACAAAGGGTGCTTGCAGGTTGCCACCCCTTCCACTATCGCCTCTTCGTCAGTAGCAAGAAGCGGCATATCCCCGGCCATACAGGGAGCTGTGGCCACGATTCTATCTCCGGGCAGGTACAACCCAGGAACTGCAGCGGCCCCGAAAATCCCGCTGCGAATGAGGTTGTTGTATTCCCCCACCTGAACATTCCTCCAGGCAAGCACCTTGTTGCTGGTGCCATCAGCGAACTCCCCGGCCATCGCTGCCTCATACATGG